TAATACAGAACTTGTTAATTCGGTATCTACTCCGTTTATTTTAGTGTTAAGCTCTACTTTATTAGCACTGACTAAGTTTGATAATGCAGAAAGGCTATTTGACACGCTCAGTATACTAGAGTTTAGAGAGTTCTCTAGGGCAGTATCAGCATCCGACATATCAACTGTAGAGGGATGAGTTGATCCAAATCCATCAACCGTATCTTTGGCTTCTTGTGCTAATGCCTGAGCTTGAGCTATTGATTGATTTAGTGCTGAAATATCAGCACCCGAAGCAATTGCACCTGATGCTGAATCATCAGCTAGGTGGGCAAGAGAGTCTATTAGTAAGCCAAAGTCTGACTCATTTATTTGATTACCACCCGAAAAGGTAGCTTTTAATTCTTCACGATTAGCCATGACCTACTATAAATGACCCCCCTTGGTCGGTTAGTGCAGGATCGGAAATTGGTGCTAAATCTCGCTTATGCGAAAAAAGCTTTCTCCTCTCCTTCTGATAATATGATAAATTACTCTGAGCACCTTTAGCGTCATCGTTGACATCTTTCATAAAGTGATACTTTACAAAATAATGAACAGCCATCACTGCATCATCCTCAAGAACCGTCACTGCTGAACGCTCTTCTGCATTGCTCTCAAAAAGCGGTTTGTAATTGTTTTCCACGGAGTAAAGAATTTTTAAAACCTCATTATCTTTAAGCAACGGAGCTGAGTAAAACTTCCCACGATCAAAGCATATTTTACCAGTATACCCGCTTGATCTTTGCTTATGCCCACCGTCAAAAATAGAGTGCCTCAATGAAGCAGAATAGTGTGTAGGGCGATAATAGGTATCAGGCTCGTCCTCATCCATTACACGAACTATTACATCATGGATTCGTGCCCCTAAGTAATCAAATGTGCCGATTTCATAGGTATTCTCAACTGTCTCAAGGTCGCTAGATGTGTAAGCTTTTTCCTCAGGAATTGACCTATAGTAAGGGACATAAGACTGAAGGTCACGAACTCCAGCAAGGATCATCCTGTCCCGAAATCTCTCAACCCCCCGACCCTTGCGAAGACCATCCACAAGTAGAAGATCACTTACTGCCTCGTTGAACTGTGCCCAAGTCTTCATTTTTTAATCCTAATATTTCTAGGGTTTTACGACACTTAAGCCGTGTGTATATAAGTCCAATGCTAACCATTAAGGCCACGAGCAGTCCGACTATTTTTAATATATTATAAATCCCGTCTTCCAGTTTAGCCATAAAGCCTTGCTGTTTTTGCATCTCAGCATCCACAAGAGCCTGTACATCCCCAGTCGTTAGTGCGCGTATAGTCTCCTGAGCTTCGGCGATTTCAGCGTTTGCTTCCTCTAAAGACTCGTCATCACGAGCCAATTCCCCAACTGTCCAGCCTGCCCCTGCTCCCAATCCACCCGTGATCGGGCCGCCGATTGCTCCCGCCGATCCACCTAGTACACTTCCCGCCAATGGGTAGAATTTTTTTAAACTACATGAAGAAAGAAGTAATACAGAAATAAGAAGTACTAACCTCATACTCGGTAATATCCGCTGACAGGTCCACTGACCGTAAACTCGTCCAAATTATTGTGACAAAAATACTCCTTAGTAGTAGTAGCAATTATTTCTTCTTGAGACCCTGAACCATTAAAAGCCTCAAACGCTTCTACTTGCATCTCACCCGCTCCCTCAGAAGCAAAAGCTACAACAAAATTATCCTGAGCCACCATCTCATCCAATAGGCCATTACCTATTGAAGTAAATACTTGAGGATTAGCATTCGGAAATAATGGAGTGTAGCCTCCCGCAAGATACTCCTCAACTTGTACAGTAAAATCAGTACCATTTCTATGTATGGTTCCTCTGTACCATTTATTTAATTCAACTGAAGCAGTATTATCTAGTGACATTTCATTTAACCCAACTCGTACCGCTATTTCTAAATTAGGTTTAATTCGGATAGAAGCACAGGGATGATTAATATCTATACTTGAACGCTCCGTATATAGCCCTATAGGCTGTAGCTCCGCAGTGGCATCCAAGACTCTAAAGTAAACACTATAGGACGATGTTGTGTTTGCTGGCTGGGGGATTGCAGAATATGCCGCCGTGTCGTTAGTAAACTTTAACTCAAGAACATCGGAGTTGCCCAATGGAGTGTCTGTTTCCTTTTGGGTAATTTTAATAGAGGGCGAATCTGGAGTAACTCCAAGGTTTGTAGTGTCAAAGTATTTTGAGGCAAAAACTACCTTCTGAGAAACTGAAACATTAGACGATCCCGCATTCGTAAGACGAAACGACTTAGCATTAATAGAAGGCAGAACCCCTGCACCCGCTGAAAAAACTCCAGTGAGGGATGGATAGCTCTTAACTAAAAGGTGATTGTCGTGAACTGCAACAGGCGGATCGAAGTCAGCGGGGTTGTGTACATCTCGGTATGTCGAATCTAAGCTTACTGTGTTCATTTCTGGTTATCTTTTAATTTTTTGTAAATTGCTACGACCATGTAAACCGCAGTCAAAGTTGCCGCAATTGAAGCAGATGCTAAATGATAATCAGCCAGTGTCCATGAGGTCACCCAGCCGACAAATCCGACTGTGGTATGCTGATCCATTACTTTCTTCCTTTTTTGGATTTCGCCTTAGGCTTTGGTGCGGGGACTTCCTCCACCTCTGCATCAACGGCATCCATCTTAATCAAATCCTTAGGATTGGCTTTAGGCGATGGTGACTCTGAATCTTTTAGTGGAGCCTCCTCCGCAGGTTGAGCATTGGGATGCTTTTCTGGGTTCTGAGTTACTGTCTGAAAGCTCCTGTACGCTGTCCCGCCTTCTTGTAGTTTTTTTTTGATGGAATCAAAGTCTGCATCAGAAATTTCACGAACACCGACATTCAGGTCTAATATTTCTTTGGCCTTGTCATCTTCAACAAGAGCTATGCCAATCCAGCTAGTGCCGACATTAACAGGTATATAACTTTCAAACCCAGCATAAGCACGATGTGCATTTGGAAATAATAAATTTTTCATAGTTCTAAAAAGAACGGGAGGCCCCGCATACGCAGTGCCTCCCGCTAATCATGTGGATGAATATTTTGAGAGGCTTGAGTCTAGAACTGTTTAAGAGTACCACCAATAGTGAACTCAACAACATCGCTGATGTTTTCAATAATGAGGTGTCTGTGAGGACGGTCCATCATAGTAGTCCACTTCGTTGAACGAAGGTTAAACTCACGCTTAACAGAATCCATACGGCAGGAGTAGAGTCTGTCTACTTCTGGGTGTGGTTGACTGCGAGTAACAGAATTAGTTCCTGCAACGCCAATTTTAACATCGGACCAATCAACGAGCCAGAGCATACGCTGAGTCTTCTGGTAAGTTGCGGCATCCGCAAAAACTGCATCGCCCGAACGAGTCCCTTGACTGTCTTGTCCTGCAATAAGGTATTTGTTGCCAGTACCAACATTCAACAAATCGTCAAACATTGGGTCGTGGAAGACTGCCAATTGAACGCCTACATCTGGAATATCGTAAACATTGTAGTTAAATAGAATGATTCCGTTATGCTCAATCTTCTGATTGATGTTGGCATTCCGTTGAACTTCCCAACCATAACGCTCCTTGTAGTAAGCATTGAATGCCTCAAAGATTTTTACGGAGGTCAAGCGGTCAGTCATGACATCGATAGTTGAAATCGTATCACCATCTGCTTCACGATTCCTCTTAAGGAAGTAAAGGTCAGAGAAAAGACTATCAAGGTTTAGAGCGGCTCCTGAATTGTCACGAACTCTGCCACCCTCACGCAAGAGGGACTTAATTCCCAAAGCGTTGGCTTTGTATTCCAGAGTGCAATTAACATCTTCTGGATCAGCTACGGATGGCAACTGCATGTAAGTTTCTGGAGTTTGCTTATCGCTTAACGCCTGATTATACCAAACAGCTCGGTTCCATTGGTCTTGAGACACCTTGGAAGCGATCTTGTTTTGCTCCGCAAGAGGCTGATAAACCATTGAAGAAAGATAAGGGTTAACTTTACCCGACATAATTGACTCAAGAGTCTTTTTGTAGGTATCGTTAACTTCACGAGACTCACGAGTGGTTTGCAACCAGTTGACCAAAAGACGAACGCTGAGATCGGTTGGTTGATTCTTACACCATGCCTCGTAGTCGTTAACATTATTAGCAACAGTCTGAAGAATACCCTGAACTGGCTGATAATGATCAGTGACGCTTGCGTCAGGAACGCCAGCATTAGAGACCATTTTACCAGTAGGACGAAGAGTAATTTTTGCTCCTGCAATCGTTCCAGTTCCTGCAACATTTGCGTTATTAACGCTTTCTGCTCCAAGGATCATGTACTGTACTTCACGAACATTTCCTCCTGAATCCCAGTGGTTAATGATAACATAACCAGAAGGAAGGAAGTAGCGTCCAATGTCCTGCAACGGAGTTACCCAGTCAGAGCCGCCAAGGTTTACATGTACTTCCCAGTCGCTTGATCCTAAAGTAAAGCTTGCGTCAATTGGACTGTTTGAGTCTGCCGCCGCTCCACCTTCAATTGCAAAATAGTTTGCATTAATCACAGAACGCTGTCTGCGTTGTATATAAGGAAGTATCAAGGATTGCTCGGCAACATTTTGTTTATTAATGAGTGGCTTGATGTTTTGTACGGAAGAAGTAAGAAGTGTGGTCAGGCCACGCTCTTCAACACCTAAAGTTTTTGCCTCAGCCGCAGATGCAATAACACGGGCCAAATCAATTTCCTTGTTTCCCAGTCCTTCAAATTCAGCAGGAGTCATACCTTTAATATGAGCCTTCGTTAAGGTGCAACCTGTTGAGCTGTCAACTTTTACTATACGAGGAAGGGCATCGTAACCAGACGGATGCTGTCCACCTATAAGAGATGAGTTTGAAGAAGCGGAAGAAACTGGTGCTCCAAGAGCTCCGCCGTTTTGATTACCATAAGATGTGCCTGCTCCTGTAGTAAATTGTCCTGAGTTGGAAACTGAATTAGCCATAGTATTTTAATTAATGTTGAATTGTTACCTAGTTTACTAGATATGATTCAATATTAACTAAAACACGGAGCAGTGCATAGAAATCGGTTAAAAAAAAGGGGAAGAGCTAAATTAGCCCTCCCCCATTGTCCCCTAATTGACTACCAAAAGTATCTTTTAATTATAGCCCTAGTAACTCCATTACCTTATTTGGACTACTTTTACCTTGAGATTGAGGCACAGGAACATTACCCGCTCGCTGGCTTGGAGGAGGAGGGCTAGGTCGTTGCTGTACTTGCTCATACTGTTGCCCTACAGGAGCTTGCGTAACATTGGGCTGTCCAGATTTAACATAACCACTGCGAGATAATGTTTCATGAAACCCATTAAGCTTCCCTTTAATTGAGCCTTTCGCACGAGTGATAATAAGCTTTATGATGTCCTCATCCGTAAAAGTATAATATTTATCTTTTTCGCTGTGGGGCACATTTGCCATACGCTCTCGGCGAATAAATGTTTTTCCACCCCTCTGAGTTTTTCCAGACTGCACAAAATTTTCCTGTTCTCGCTCTATAAAAGTCTTAATTGCTATGTGGGTCGCATTTTTTTCATCAAACCCCGTCATGCCAGTTGTTATTTTATAAAACTCATCACCTAGATCAACTGCCGCTCGCATGGTTTCATTTAATATCTTCGCCTCTACGGGAGATGATTCAGCAAATGCTTTAAAGTTTTCTTTTAAAGCAGGTACATACTCTTCAGGCACTGCCTCTATTATTCTTCCCTTTAAATTTTTGGAAAGTTGTTCATACTGGGGCTGTACTCTGGCCTTGTGAATCTCCTGATTCTGCCTTTCCATCTCGCCACTAAGGCGTTTCATTGCACGAGCTTCTGCCTCTTGTGTAATTTTTTCATCTTTAATCTTACCGAAGTCTGCGTCAGGGCGATTCTTACTGATGAAATTTTTCAGTTCTATGGAATCCTGTAAATCCAAGTGTGGATTCATTTCTTTCTGCTCTTTTATAAAATTCTCCTGAGCTTTATAAAAGTTAAGCATCTTTTGAGGAAGCTCTTTATTTCCAGACATATTTTCCGAAGCCCACTGAGCTAACTCATATTGAGTTTTTTCACCTCCAACTAAATTAGCAACATACGGATCAACGGTAGATTCACTTACTTTAGGTCTACGATCAACCTTTCGTTGCGGCGTAAAGTCTGGGTCAACTACCTTTCGTTTTATTTTTTGTTTAGACGCAGGTTGCTTTTGATCCGTTTTGCCTTCAGCTACAGGTGGAACTCCCTCAGGATCAGGTTCAATGGGTTCAGGTTCAACTTCATCTACTCCAATATCATGAAGTGCCGACATTAAAGAGGTGGGAGGACTAAATTCCTCCTCTTGCACAGGCTCTTCTTCTTGTGCTTTTTGAGACACATCGTAGAGAGCATCAAAAATCGGATTCTGAGGCTCCGCTTTAGGTTCTTGTGATTCCTGTACAGTATCTTGTACAGGCTCGGAGGTTTTATTTTCTTCGTCCATGATTAAATTATTGCGGTGGTGGGCCAGCTTCGGCTGGCGGATTTACCATTGCGGATGGTGGCGGACCCTGTGGTGGACCTGCTTGAGGTGGGCCTGCTTGCCCCTGTCCACCCTGCCCTTGCATCGCCATCATTATTTGTTGCATTACCTGCTCCATTTGAGGGAATTTCTTACGCATGTCTTCAATGAATGCTTGATTCCCAAGCTCAAGTTCTTGCTCCTCGTCTGCCTCATCAATCGCCATATTTAAATCATGCCCCGCACCCGACATTCTAAATATTTCATTGATTATCGTAAACACACGCTCCTTGCCCATTGACTGTGCTATATCTGGAATAGCAATAACTTGCTGAAAAACTTGAGCTAAAGTTTGTGCGGCCTGCATATCCCTTGATCGCTCTGCTCCATCTCTCGCACTAAATAAGTACTCATGCACCAGATTCTTAGGTGTACCGATCAAATTCCTACCTCTAGGAATTAGACCTTGATCATCGTTTTGTTCGTCTTCGTAGGAAAACCCAGCCTTCTCAATTGAGCTCGTAGTAAACCTCTGCTTAACGGGCACATTAAAGTCAGTTGTAGAGCAACTTATTAAATGCTCATAGAGCATTTTCTTGCAAGCTCCTCTCATATCATCGATGCCCTCAGATATAAAACTATATATGGTATTAGTTGAGTTCGCTATCTCCGTAACCTCGGTAGCGGATATTTCCCTTTGAGCGGCTTGACCAAGCTCCTGTGGAGATAGAATCATCAATCTTTCAACTAAATTCAGTAACTGAAAGAGACTGTTGAGGGATTGAGATATCCCACCAGCAAGCTCCTGCGAGACATCAATAACATTCAGAATGTTTTTTGTATCGATACCCAGATCGGCCGCTTTTGCTCCGCTGTAGAAAACTGCCTTGGGCTTTTGGTAAAAGGTATCCTCACTCAAGGAGTCCATAAGATAATCCTTTACATCATCGTCCAGTGCATCTTGATCAACGGTAAGAATTTTAAACATTGAGACCTTCATATGATGAAGCATCGTGGAAGTGATATTATTCATTTGATCCTGATAAGGCATCAAATCGTGAGCCATAGAGCAATTAGCCATACGGTCATCGTTTTGATTGATTCCGCCGTAGATCGCAGGCAGTGAGGGCATCCATTCGGCGTACACAACTGTGTCATCAGAGGCCACTACACATTTCAACCAGCAGTCAAATGGATAGTCCCCAAGACCTTCAGCTTTTGGATTAACCTTCATAAACATCGTTGAAAGAAACATCCCCTTATCTTCATCCTCTGCCGCATAAATTCCAGTATGAGCAGTGCGTTCGTTCTGAAAAGGGAAGTCATCTTTTAACGATGGAAATGATAAAACCTTAGGATCGTAATAGAAATCAAAGAAATCACGGTACTGATTTACAATGCCCTGAAGGTTATTGGTGTAGGTAATCTCATCCATGTTCCAGTATGAAGGATCACCCTGTACTGCTGAATATCTAACAATATCCCAATATCCAATCCAATTGGGGCCAAGGTTGTTATTTATACCACTAAGTGGCCTAGAGCTATCCCAGATCGTTCGGGTTGGATGCGGAGAATGAAAGGCAATGCCTTCTCTCTCAACAAAAGACTCTACTTCATCTGAACCATCAACGCCCTCTTTTTTCCTCCAGTGGACTTCTCTAGTCCAAGCTTCTTTTGGAAATAGGACTGTGTAGCCATACATAAACATACTTCTGATGCTTTGCTCAAAAGTGTGCCTGTAATTAAATTGCTCAGACATTATTTCGACCCTCTGAGACAAAACCTCGGCACGGATTTTAGAAGGAATATCAGTACCACGAGGCTCGTACTTAAAATAAGGGAAATAGTTAGAAAACCTAGACACTTGAGCCGCAACACGGCGGGTTATATATGACCGAATTAAACTTACCGAAACTTCATACAATCTATTAAGATTAATATTCTGCACTGTACCCTCATCATCATAATCACAAAATTGATCCTTTAAGTTGGGATCGATATCCTGCAATTTATCAGCACAGGTGTTAATATTAATTTTACCCTGTGCGTACTGTAATAACGGTATAGTAAATTTATTAATAGGCAGGGAGTCCCAAGCTAAATCAACTGCCAAATAAAGAGAGTGATTTCTGCAAGAATGGTAAATACCCTCATGAATACGAGACTGAATAAGGTCTTGTAAGTGCTCTCTTCGCTCAAAGTCTTTTCCGCTTTTAGCGGTAAATACCTGCCTTAATCTTTTCTGCGTTGTGCCAGTCGATTCTAATACATCTAAGTCAACCATAATTAAAAATTTCGTCTATTATATCTGGGGCCAAGCCACTTAGGTAGTGAGTCTCCAGTAAAGTAAGTAAAATTCCAGCCGTAAGCGGAAAGCGGTTTTTTGAAATAAACCTCCGAAAATTTTTGTGGTTTACCCCAACTATGGAAGCCAGTTCCGCTTGGGTAATCCGAAGATAACCACACAAGCGCTCTACCCTTGTTCGGTTCCACCTGCCTTGTATGTTAAGTTTCTCATAGTGAGTATCAATCAATATGCTGGCGGTTGTGGCTTCCGCTAGACTATTAAATTTCCTCGTAGGTGTCTTCTTCTTCCTCTTCTGAGTCAGGCTCTTCGGGCTCAAAATCTGATTCCTCTTCTTCCATTACTTCACCACGCATGGTGATATTTGGATCAACGCCACCATCATCAACAGTTGCAACCAGACGGTCTTCACCGATTTCGGAAACCGTGACATCAATAGTTAGTGTCATCTTGGTTCCAGCTTGCACACCTTCCAAAGCCTCCATGAGGTCTTCAGTCATTCCAATCTGTAATAAATCTTCCATGTTACCTAGTAAACTAGATTTTGATATTCAAAAATCAAGCATTAATTTCAATTACACTAGTCTTTTCTGTTTTTACGGTTGGCGTACCTAACCGTGCATCAAAGTAAATTAGTGCATATGACAAGGCATCAAAGCTATGTAGGTAAACAGACCGCTTAGGCTTTAACTCAATACTGGGGTCATACTTACCATCTTTCGGTTTTTCAGTTATTAAATTACGAAACATTTTTATCGTTTCTGTACATTGTGCTGATACTATTAGTTCTTCATTTACCAACTTAGCTATGGTCAGCCTAACCCTGCTCTCTACAGAGCCAGAAAACTTAGGAGCGGCTTTCATTCGGATGGGCTCTAATCCAAAAGTATCACATTTTGATCGTGATATTTCTTCTACATCCTTTACATCGTAACTTCCTGTCTTTGCACGATATTGGTTAAAGGCGGAATTATCAGAAATATGAATCCAATTAAGTTCTCCTACCTTATCCTTCCACTTCTTCATTTTTCTGTAAATCAATGGAATTAACATTGTGTATGGCTTCTTTTCATTCACAAAAACAAGCTCATCAAAAACTGTCCATATGCTTTTTTCTCCGCCTACCAAGCATTGCATGAAAATTATAGCGTTATTTACTGAGCCTAAGTCATACCCGATGATTACTGGGAAGTCTGAATTTGGTACTATGCCATTTC